CATCGGACACAGAGAAGGGCTTCCGATTTATGAATCGGACCAACTTCGAAAGACGTGGGGGAAGGGAAACCATGAGATAGGCAGTGTAACCTTTGAAAGCAGCGCATATGTGGCGCGCTACGTGATGAAGAAACAAACGGGCAGACCCGTAGATGAAGGGCATTATACTACGTATTGCCCACTACGGGATAAGTGGTTTGACGTATTGCCAGAATTCGCAACAATGAGCACAAGACCCGGAATAGGAATGCCCTGGCTAGGATTTTACTGGGATGAAGTCTATGAAAACGACGAAATGCCAATACCAGGACGGGGGCTATACGGAACTCCACCAAAGTACTTTGATTACCTATTGGAAAAATGGGACTATAAGGACATCGAAGAGATTCGGACCAAGAGAAGGGACGCAATGGCGAAGAGCATTGTGGAAGGCCCATCACTCGAAAGCCGAGCAATTAACCAAGACGCACGACTCAACAAACTAGGAAGGCAATTATGAACTTGAATATATACGCAATACTCGACCTACAAGCACAGCGCGCAGTACAACCATTCATGCGCGAAAACGATGCAGTAGCAGTACGGGACTTCACAGCGGCTTGCGCCGGAGGAGATTCACCGTTTGCAAAAAACCCCGATGATTACGTGATGTATCACATCGGGACGTGGGACGACGAAACAATGCGGTATAACGAAGACAACGAAGGATTTAACCCGCGAAGAGTAATGACAGGAACGGAGGCAGTAATCGACAGGGCCGTAGACCAAGATAAAATCGCGGCACTCAACAAAGAAATAGAACTCATCAAAAGCAAGATGAACGGACAACACGAACTCAACCTCAGCCCAGGCGGAACAGACTAATGGCGTCAAATAGAATGCAGGACAACTACGCGAACAACAGCGAGCCCGTGGCTCGCCGTTCGACGTTTAACGTGAGCGAAAGCCACAAACATACCTGGAACGTAAGCAACATTATCCCGATTTATTGGGATTATTTATATCCAGGGGAAGTAAGGCGGGGTAAAACACGATGCTTCGTAAGACTCAGCAATCCATTAGAATACCCGCTGATGGACAACGCATATATCACGATACACGTATTTAGCGTAGCACTGAGAAACCTGTGGGACAATTTCAGGAAATTCTGGGGAGAGAGAAAAAACCCAGGGGACAGCATCGACTATACAGTTCCGACGCTAACCGGAACGATCAACATGACAACCTGGGGACAAGAGCGGCTACTAGACCACTTGGGAGTGCCGCATGTAACAAGTGTAGACGGAACGGACTTGAGCGCGTTTCCGTCAAGAGCATATCGGAGCATATATAATTATTGGTATAGGGATTCGAGCATACAAAACGAAAGAACCATGAACACGGACGATGGGCCGGACACATGGAATGACTATTACCTGGAACAGAGAGGAAAACGCTGGGACTACTTTACGAACGTGTTGCCACAACCGCAGCGCGGGGATAGCGTAACCATAGGTGGAGAAGTAGCATCAGCAGGCGCGACATCACAAAGCCTATCAATATGGTCAGACGCGAACAGTCAATACAACTTGGTAGATTCGAACGCGCCATTTATCGACGTAAGCGCAAGCGCAGGCAATGAGAATAACGTACTGTACCCGAACACAACGATTAACGAACTAAGGAACGCAGCAGCAATCCAACAATTCTTAGAAAGGGACAACCGATCGGGGCAGCTATTCGGAGATTTAATCAAGGCGCACTACGGAGCAAACTTCAATGACGCGAAATACGCACCGGTATTCATCGCAGGTGGAAGAGCGCCATTTATATTCAACGCCATCGCAAACCAAGCAGCAGACAGCGGAGCGACAGGATCGGAAAAAAGCCTGGGCGAACTCGGAGCAATCGGTACGGGAGTATTTGAAGGCGCTAACTTTACTTACAGGGCAGAAGAGCCAGAAATCTTAATGATTATGGCAACGGTAGATGCCGACTTAACGTATCACCAGGGACTGAACAGGAAGTGGAGCTACCGAACACGGTATGATTTCATGCACCCAGAATTCGACGGAATCGGGGACCAGGCACTATTAACAAAAGAAATCTACTACCAGAACAACGCAACGGACGACACAGTATTCGGGTACAGCCCGAGATACGAAGAATGCAGAATCGGAATCAATAGACTACATGGCGAATTTTTGCCAGCATACACAACGCCACTAGACACGTGGCATTTAGCACAAGACTTTGCATCAGCACCGACACTAAGCAGCGGCTATTTAATTAGTCAGCCGCCATTTGACAGAGTAATGACGAACGCAACAGTAGATAACATCCTGGGTGATTTTCATTGCGAACAATACAGGACGATCCCGCTAAGCATGAAGGGCGTACCTGGACTGAGTAGACTCTAATGCCCGGGCCGGCACCGCCAAGCAATTTTAACCAAGCCTTCGGACCCAGTAACTCAAGTAGCGGGAGCCTTGGAGCCTCCCTCGGGGCTCTCGCTGGAGCCATTAACCCCTGGCTAGGGGTTGCTGGGTCCGTTTTGGGGCTATTCGGCGGAAACAAACAAAACAAAGAGAACGCGCGATTGGCGCGAGAACAAATGCAATTCCAGGAGAGAATGAGCAATACCGCCGTACAACGGCGAATGGAAGATATGAAGAAAGCGGGGATCAACCCGATACTAGCGGGAAGATTCGACGCAAGCACGCCGCCCGGAGCAATGGCAACAATGCAAAACGCAGGACTGGCAGGCGTAGAAGGAGGCGCGAAGGGAATAACGAGCGCACTGGCAATAAAACGCCAAGCACAAGAGCTCGAAAACATGCAAGCGCAAGAGGACTTAACAAGAGCGTCAGCAGAGCAAACGAGAGCGAACAAAGACCTAATACTAATTAACCAACGGCTAGCAGGGTACAACGCAGACATACGAGAACCGGCAGCATTTTGGCTGCAATCATTAATGGGGATGGTACCCCCGGAGATACGGAAAGACCCGAGCAAAACAGCAGCATGGGTAAGGCAAGAGGCACAGAAATTTATCGGACAACACTCTAGTTCAATAAAACAAGCCGGAAGATTCCTGGACGATGTAGTAGGAATAGCGAAAGAACTCCTAGCAAAAGCAGGGATAGACGGATATATGCCGGATCCAGGCGGAACGGGAACGACACAACATTACAAGGGAGTATATCCCGGCGGCCGAGGATGGAAAAAAATGGCCTACGAACGAGCAAAAAACGCAGGCTATAAAGGTACTTACGAAGAATTCTTAAAGAAAAACGGGATGTAATTATGCACAATCCAAAACACAACGCAGCGCAGAAGCGACGACGTGAAAAAACATGGACAAACGCGTCCGAAGAAGGACTAACCAATCAAGCATTCAAAGACGAATGCGACATAAACAGGGTATTGGACAGGGCCAAAAAAGGAGTAGGCATAGCGCACCTGGCAAACTACCAGGGCGTCTATGGAGACTTCTCGGACATGGACGCAAACACATACGAGGCAATGGTAACGAACCTAGCAAATGCAAATAGCATATTCCACGACCTAGGCGCGGAACTCAGAGCAGAATTCGATAATAATCCGGGCAAATTCTTCGAATTCGTAAACAACCCGGAAAACAAAGACAGATTGGAAGAGATATTCCCGACGCTAGCAGCGCCGGGGAAACAATTCCCCGATGTTATCGGGGGATTAGCAACAGCAGTAGAAAAACTAGCAACGGCGTCTAGTAACGCTCCACCGGGGGACGGTGCTAGTGAGGAAGAATCAGGGTAGGTAAAACTACCTACAATAAGGGGACCGTCTAGGCTTTAGTAACTCGCTTATAGAGTCTAGAGCCTGGACGGACGCGCGCGCGCGAAAACGCGCACACACGCAATCCAGGCAAAGACTTAACCGAACGCTCTAACAGGCGCCAGGATACGGCCCCCTAACACCCCCACATCAAAGCAAGAAAAGGAAAGGGCTCGATAACGATCGAGCCCTTAATTTAATAAGACAGAGGACGCCGGCAAGCCGGCTCGCGCCTTCGGCGCACTCGCTACGCTCGCTGTCTACAGGGAAGAAGTGACAAGTGTGTCACAGAGCACAGTTACAACAAGAGGAAACTGTGCTAGAGTCGGTCCATGAAAAAGACGATGATAGTGGGATTGGCCCTAATATTGAGCGGATGCGCAGGATTTAGCGCAACCACGTTAAGATGCGGTACAGACGCGGACGCGTCATACGTCGAAGTGACGAGCGCACCGCAAGAAATAGCGAACAGCACCAGGGCGCTAGCGACCCTATGCGGATTCGCATACGACCAGGGGAAACCAGAATGAAACGCAGACCGGTATCCAAAAAAGGCTACAAAAAAATGCGCCGCCGCGCAGGAAGCGGAACACAGCGCAAACGCGGAGCAGGTAGGGGCAGACTGTAATGCCTTGCCGAGCGCCTTTACAGGCCGCTCAGCGAAAAGGCGAAAAGCCGATTATATATAAAGCTGGGAGGCGACCAAAAAACTTAGAAGAGGGCTATGCAGCCCTAGAATTACCCTGCGGACAATGCCGAGGATGCAGGCTAGAAAAGTCCAGACAATGGGGAACAAGGATAGCGTGCGAAGCCGCCTACCTATGGGAAGAGCTAAGCCTACCGTCAACGTTTATCACGTTGACATATGACCAAAAACACATCCCGATCGACAACAGCCTAGTCCCAGAACACCTCCAAAAATTTATCAAGAAACTCAGACGCCGGATCGAGCCAAACAAGATACGATATTACGGCAGCGGCGAATACGGCTCGAAGTGTCCAAAGCACGAGATTAAGGATTGCCCGACGTGCGGTAGCGTCCAACGGCCACATTACCACGCGATCATCCTGGGATGGGCTTTCCCGGACAGGGTCCTCATCGGACACAGAGAAGGGCTTCCGATTTATGAATCGGACCAACTTCGAAAGACGTGGGGGAAGGGAAACCATGAGATAGGCAGTGTAACCTTTGAGAGCAGCGCATATGTGGCGCGCTACGTGATGAAGAAACAAACGGGCAGACCCGTAGATGAAGGGCATTATACTACGTATTGCCCACTACGGGATACGTGGTTTGACGTATTGCCAGAATTCGCAACAATGAGCACAAGACCCGGAATAGGAATGCCCTGGCTAGGATTTTACTGGGATGAAGTCTATGAAAACGA